GACTGACTGCTAATTCAAAGGGGGGGCGGGGGGGAAAATCCCCCCCTAGCAGGGTTGCAAGGTCCTAAACAGACATTAGAGTCAAAAAAGGCTCGTTGACTCAAACCCCATTACTTTGGTATTGTTCAAAAAATATTTTTCTTTCAGAAGGTTCGATATGGCAAAGTCTAAAGGATACAGTGTTGACCACTTTGGTTTCCTAACAACACAAGCATTTCGTTCTATTGGTGAGAGGCTTGGTGTCCCTTTGCCAGAGGCAACCATAACAGAAGATAACATTAATAGTTCTACATTAACCGCACTGCGAGATGCCGCCATTAATGCGGTTAGGCGGACTAAAGCTGGTTCAGTTGGTTATAATGATTACCGCACTGGCGGAAGCAATATGCTTTCTACTTATAACTATGGTACTGGTTTTGGTAGCAGGGTAGCAGAAATTGGAAAAATTTTATCTTCCGTAGAGGCTGGGTCTGCCGCCCAATCTTCGTTTGGTAAGGGTGAAGTCTTTATAGATAATAAAAATAATATGTATTTTGTTGACAAGTACAACTTTCAAGAAACACCAGAAAATCAAAAAACCGACAGGATTGTTCAAAAGGTTCACGAATTATTTGAACCAGGAAATGTTTTTGCTGTTTCCGATAAAAATGCTCGCAAGGTAATGGTTAACCTTGGGCAGGCTCCTGAAGACATTGCGGCTAGATTAAAAAGCGCTGGAAGATTTATACCTAGCCCAGTAGAAGCTGTTGCGGAAGACATAACAGACCAAGACCTTTATAACGGTTCTTTTGTCGATGCTATGTATAATACTGTTGCGGCAAGTTTTAATACAGAGGGAAAAATAAACTCAGAGAATGTTCCATTAGAATTTATTTCTTTTATGAGAGAGAAGTTAAATAATTTTTTTGACACAAACCCTAACTCAACAGTTGTTTCAGTTGACGAGTTAGATATGCCAGAACAGAACAATATGCCAGCAGTAATGAATTATATTGCGGCAGAAAAAAAAGAAGATGGAAGTTATAATTTATTTGATAAGTTTAAGTTGTTTGCAGAAGAGGCTGGTGGGAAGCTTGGCGACATGCTGGATATTGATGTTTCCATTCCAACATTTGATGACCTTGTTGGCAACATACCAGACATTCCTGTAGACATGATTACAGAAAAGCCTGCTTTGCCTATCGCTATATTAAGCGACGATAGAGTAAAAATGATGAATACTGCTATTGAAGAAAATCTTTATAATAAACCAGATGATGATTTATCTTTTGGCGATGCTTTTGCTAAGAACAGAAAAGCTGGCGTAGACAAGTTTTCTTGGCGAGGCAATGAATATACAACTCAATATGCAGAAGAGGTAAACAATGTCAACGCCGCGTGACCCTCGATTAGTGCGCCTTGGCTTGAGGCGCTACAATCAACCAAAGCGTACTCCTAATCACCCAAAGAAATCACATGTTGTGGTTGCTAAGGTTGGTGACAAGGTTAAGACTATCCGCTTTGGTGAGCAGGGCGCTAAGACTGCTGGCAAACCTAAGTCTGGTGAGTCAGATAAGATGAAAAAGAAACGTGCTAGCTTTAAGGCTAGGCATCGGAGAAACATTGCCAAGGGCAAGATGTCTGCGGCATACTGGGCAGACAAGGTAAAGTGGTAAATGGCTAAGAAACAGACCGCAGGAATGTACACTCCGTTGCCTAAGACTAAGCGGCGGAATAAACCAAAGGGCTTGAATACTCGTAAGAAGCTTGGCCCGAAAAGCAACATGAGGACTAATTATGGCAGATAAATATTATTTTATTGATGGCACACCTTACAGTGGACCTACTTGCAAGCTTCCCGATGGACGCATCGTATCGGGCGCGACCTATACAACAGAGAGCCGCCGTGTGCATCTCCGTGACGATCTACCAGAACAATCTACCCTGAACGCTGTTCCCTCTGCTGGCAGGGCTGGTACTCGCCGCAAGAAGGTAAAAGACGATGGCGGTGAATGAGGCTGGCAACTACACCAAGCCGACAATGCGTCGGCGTTTATTCCAGCAGATAAAGTCTGGAACTAAAGGCGGCAAGGCTGGACAGTGGTCTGCTCGCAAGGCTCAAATGCTAGCGCGTGAATACAAGAAGCGTGGTGGCGGTTACACGGATTGAGGAAACAATGGCTCTCAAGGACTCGCAGAAAAGCCTACGCAGATGGACGGCTCAGAAGTGGCGCACCAAAAGTGGTAAGCCTTCAACACAAGGGGCAAACGCTACAGGCGAGCGTTATCTACCTGAGAAAGCAATTAAAGCTTTATCTAGTGACGAGTACAGCAGAACAAGCAGAGCAAAGCGGCGAGCGTTAGCCAAGGGTAAGCAGTTTTCTAAGCAACCCAAAAGTATAGCAAACAAGGTGAGGAAGTATCGAGCATGAGTTTTTTACATACAATTAACGAAGAAGAACGTCGCGTTCTTAGAAAGATTGTAAAGAAGGTTCACTTCAAACATTACCCTAAAGAATTTTGCACAGACTATGAAGCTGACAAGATGATTGCATCTATTGGCCCAGAGGTTGTCGCAAACCTCCTGAAGATCGGGAAGGACTTTAAGGTTGACGACATTTAAGTACAAAGCAGATGGTGATGTCCTCAAGGCTTTTATGAGGGACGATACCTTCTTCCGTGGTATTCGCGGCCCCGTTGGTTCTGGTAAGTCTGTTGCTTGCTGTGTGGAAGTATTCCGCAGGGCGCTTGCACAGAAGAAAAACGATGAAGGTATCCGCAAATCACGCTGGGCTATCATTCGTAACACTAACCCACAGCTTAGAACTACCACAATCAAGACTTGGCTTGACTGGTTTCCAGAAGAAGACTGGGGCAAGTTTCAATGGTCAGTGCCGTATACGCACCACCTAAAGCGTGGTGACTTAGACCTTGAGGTTATCTTCCTAGCCCTTGATAGACCAGAGGATGTTAAAAAACTTCTCTCTCTCGAACTTACGGGCATCTGGATAAATGAGGCTAGAGAGTTACCCAAATCTATCATCGATGCCTGTACCATGCGTGTCGGGCGTTACCCCTCTATGCGTGAGGGCGGCCCTAGTTGGACTGGGGTGATTGCCGATACCAACGCCCCTGAAGAAGATCACTGGTGGCCTATTATGTCTGGTGAGGTTCCAGTGCCAGACCATATTCCTGCTGAAGAAGCCAAGATGCTTGTCAAGCCAGATAACTGGATGTTTTTTACGCAACCAGCAGGGATGCTTGAAAAGAAAGATAAGGATGGAAACATAGATGATTATGTCCCCAACCCAAAGGCAGAAAACCAAACCAACATGCTTGAAAGCTATTACCCTAACTTAATCAGGGGTAAAACTAAAAGCTGGATTGATGTATATGTAATGAACCGACTTGGCATTATCCAAGATGGCAAGCCAGTCTATAATATGTTTGTTGCTGATACCCATGTGGCAAAAGAAGAAATACCTATTGCTGATGGCATGCCTGTCTATATTGGACTGGACTTTGGTCTTACTCCTGCCGCAGTCTTTGGTCAGAAGGTTCGAGGACGCTGGCTGGTTTTGCAGGAGATTGTGGCGTTTGACATGGGGATTGTGCGCTTTGCTGAGTTGTTGCGACAAGAGATTGCTGTTAGATACGCCAACTGTGAAGTAAATATATTTGGTGACCCTTCAGGTGATTTCCGTGCTCAAACTGATGAGAGTACTCCTTTCCAAGTACTGCGAGGTGCTGGCTTGCGAGCAAGGCCAGCCCCAAGTAACGATGTTTCGTTAAGGATTGAATCTGTCTCTAACCCTCTGCAAAGGATGGTTGAAGGCAAGTCTGGTGTCTTAATTGACCCAAGATGCCGTGAACTAATCAAGGGGTTTGAAGGTGGTTATCAGTATAAACGTATGCAAGTTTCTGGTGAGCGTTACGACGATAAGCCAGACAAAAACCGCTTTTCTCATATTCACGATGCAATGCAGTATATGATGCTGGGTGCTGGCGAAGGCAGACAAGTACTGAACAATCAGCATGCCTCACAGCCATTCCAAATGAAGAGAGAATTTGATGTCTTCACAAGAAAGGCAAAAAAGGTTAAAACAAGTCTATGGTCTAGGTTAGGATAAAACGATGGCATTACGCGAAGACTTACAAGCTTTAAAAGTTGCTGATACTCCAGCAGATCAATATGATTTTGCAAAAGCTGAGCAGTTTATAATGCAAGCTGATGCTGAACTTAATCGGTTAACTGGGGTTGTTGGTGCAGGAAAAGTAGCCTATCAAATTAAAGGTGATCGTGATGAAATCTTTGCTGTTTATAATCAAAAGAAATCAGAGCGTGAACAACAATTAGCTGAGCAACAAAAAGCAATGCAGGCTGAAGAAGCTAGGCTTAAGGCTCAAGAACAGGCTCGTATTGCTCAACAAAAGAAAGATGCAGAATCTCTTTCTCTTCTTGGGCAAAAAGATTTAACTGGCGTTGCTAAAACTTATGGCACAACAGACCTTGGCGCGGCTATTGAAATCCAACGGCAACGTGAAGAAAATGCCCGAAAGCAAGCGCAGTCTGAAAAGATTGATGCCATGTCATTGCGCATTGCGCGTGGGCAACGTGGACGTAGGGGTGTAGCGACTGGTACTGGAGGTGGTCGTGGTTTTTTTGAAAGATACTTTCAGTAGGAGTTAGTTATGGATTGGTCATCTTTTGGCGCAAGAATACTGCCAAGTTTGCTTTACACTGGTGCATCTCTTTATGAGTCTCGACGCCAACGCAAAGAACAAAAGCGTGCTAACTTAGCGTATGAACAACAGCTCCAACAACAAATGCAACTCATGGAAGGCCAGCGCTTTACCATGGAGCAAATGCGCCAAGACTTGAATCGACGCGAGTTAGAAGCTAAGAAGAAAGAAGCAGAAGCACAAGCACAGATTGATGCAGAGCTAGCAAAGGAACAAGCCGCTAGAGCTGAAGCCAAGACAGAGGCAACAGATCAAGAAGTTAAGCGTCTTACACGCCGCCGTTCCAAGCGTTCAGTAACAACAGGCCCTAGCGGTGGGATGGGCTTCTTTGATGAGTACTTTGCCTAATGGACAAGAATCTAGCTAAAAAGTATGTAGAGAAATACAACAAGGCGAAAGCTGAGCGAGCCAACTTTGAGGACTTGTTCCAAGAGTGTTATGACTATGCTTTGCCACAACGCGAGGGTTTCCATTTCCAAGCGGCAGGGCAACGTAGAGATGATAAGATATTTGATGAAACGGCTGTGGTTGGTGTGCAAGAGTTTGCCTCACGCTTACAATCAGGGCTTGTTCCTAATTTTGCACGTTGGGCTGATCTTGTGGCTGGAAGTGAAGTTCCTCCAGAAGAGGTTGACCAAATCAATAACCGACTCGACGAAGTAACTGAGTATATCTTTGAGGTTATTCAAAACTCAAACTTTGGTCAGGAAATCCATGAGTGCTTTATGGACTTGGCTGTAGGCACTGCTTGCTTGATGGTTGATGAAGGTGATGCTGTGTCACCTATTCGCTTTACCGCTATCCCACTGCCACATATTGTGCTTGAGTCTGGACCTAATGATCGCATCGATCATGTTTATCGTGAGCGTGAAATCCGTTATCAAGACCTACCTTATGTCTATAAGAAAGGGAAGTTTAGCCCACAGCTAATGAAGCGGATGGAGCAAACTCCAGATAGCAAGACAAAGATTCTTGAAGTTGTCTGCCGCCTTTACGACAAAGTAAACGAAGAGCGGTATGGCTATTATGTTATCGACCTTCAATCACAAGAAATGATTATGGCTGATATCTTTAATGGTATTGGCTCTAACCCATTTGTTGCGTTCCGTTGGTCTAAAGCGGCTGGGGAAACCTATGGGCGTGGGCCGCTTGTTAATGCACTCAGCGCAATCAAGACAACTAACCTAACAGTAGAGTTGATTCTTGAAAATGCTCAGATGGCTATCTCTGGCATTTACCAAATGGATGATGACGGAGTTATTAAT